TGCAGGGCAGGCTGTCTAGCAGGGACGTTTACGGCGGGTATTATTTGAAGAACACTGCCTGCGCCTTGAGGCATGAAAGTCGTTAAGGTCTACGGCGCATTGCGCGAACTGCTGGGCAAGACTCGATTTGAGTTTGTGGCTGACACGCCTGCCCAGGCAATGCGTGCTCTGTTGGCAAATTTTCCGCATCTTGAGCGGTGGCTGATTGACAGCGAAAAAAATGGTGTTGCCTATCGCGTCACGGTAGGCAAGCAAAAAATCCACAACGACGACATGTCCGGCATGTTTGCACCGTGGAGCGAGCGAGATGTTTTCAGCATCACACCTGTTTTGATTGGTGCGGGTCGGGGTCTCGGCAGCATTTTGGTGGGCGTTGCGATTGTGGCCGCTGCAGTTTTCATCCCTGGCCTTGGTCTTGGCCTTGGCGGTGCGCTAGTGACAAAGGTTGGTTTGGTTGGTGGCGCTTTGATCTTGGGAGGAATCGCTCAAATGATTTCGCCTGTGCCAAGACCACCAAGAGAAGCATCTAAGTTGGAATCAAATAGTTTCAGCGGAATAGTCAATACAGTGCGTCAAGGCGTGCCTGTCCCAATAGCTTATGGAAGAGTGTTTGTCGGGTCGGCGGTTATTTCTGCTGGGCTTGATGTTGATCAGATTTGACCATGACTGAATCAAAATACATCGCCGGTTTTGGCGGCGGCGGCGGCGGCGGCAAAGGCGGAGGATCAAGCAGCAAAACGCCAACCGAGGCAGATGACTCGCTCCAGTCAAAACAGTTTGCGAACGTTCTTGACTTGCTCAGTGAAGGCGAGATTGAAGGGTTAGACGATGGCAACAAAAGCATTTTCTTGGACGGGACGCCGGTCGAGTCTGCAGGCAAGGAAAATTTTCAAGGGTTTACTGTTGTTACCCGAAACGGGACGCAGGGTCAAGCGTACATTCCAGGCGTTTTTAGCAATACTGAATCTGAAACAGCTGTAGGCGTTCAGGTTACAAATGCGTCTCCAGTCACACGTCAAATCACGGATTCAAACGTTGACCGTGTTCGCGTCACGCTGCAAATTCCTGCCTTGCAGGAAATTCAGGATGATGGAGACATTGTTGGGACAGCTGTAAATATCAGGATCCAAGTTCAGTACAATGGCGGCGGTTTTAACACTGTAATAACCGACAAAATTTCAGGGAAGAGTAGCGGTTCATATCAGCGAGATTACTTATTAACACTTACGGGCGCATTCCCTGTTGATATTAAGGTGCTTCGCCTTTCGGGTGACAGCAGCTCAACCAGACAACAAAACACTACTAACTGGCAAAGCTTTACTTCAATCATTGATGCCAAGCTTGCATATCCAAACAGCGCATTAGTGGGTTTGCGTTTTAATTCGGCTGAGTTTAGAAGCGTTCCCCAACGCAAGTATTTGATTCGTGGAATCAAAGTTAAAATTCCAAGCAATGCGACTGTCGATACAGATACACATATTGGAAGGATTACCTATTCCGGAGTTTGGAATGGCGAATTTAAGTCAGGCACACATTTCACTTCAGACCCTGCTTGGTGCCTCTGGGACTTGCTTACGAACGACAGGTACGGCGCTGGCATCCCTGAATCTTCGTTGGATCGGTATGATTTTTTCTCTGTGTCTCAATTCTGCAACACGCTTGTAGATGACGGCAAAGGTGGTCAGGAGCCACGTTTTAGCTGCAACCTGCTGATAAACGCGCGAAGAGAGGTTTACAACGTTATTCAGGAGATGAGCAGCATCTTCAGGGGTATCTCTTATTACGGCGCTGGTTCATTAGTCCTGCTGCAGGATAAGCCCTCCGACGCTCAATACACGCTTGGTCCGGCGAACGTTATCGACGGTGTGTTTTCTTATTCCGGTTCATCGATCCGCAGCCGTCACACATGCGCCACTGTTGCTTATCACACTTATGAAGAGCTAGGCGAAGTATCGTTTGAATATGTAGAGGATGCCGCCGCTGTTGCAAAATATGGTGTCAACAACAAAGACATAAAGGCGGTCGGATGTTATTCGCAGGGTCAGGCCAACAGACTTGGCAAGTGGACTTTGCTAAGCGAGCAAGATTTGTATGAAACATGCGATTTTGCTATCGGCATTGATTCTGGCATCGTCGTTCGGCCAGGCATGGTGGTTGATATTGCGGATCCTGTCCGAGGCGGGACACGGAGGAATGGGCGCGTTTCTTCAGCGACAACCTTGCAGATAACCGTTGACAGCAGCACCGAGCTTGCGGTCAACATGGGCAACAGTCCAACTATCTCAGTCATTCTGCCAAGCGGTTTGATTGAGACGAGAGACATTGATTCAATTAGTGGCACGACTATTAACGTCAGCACTGCATTTAGTCAGGCCCCGGCAGTTTTTGCCCCTTGGCTAATCCAAACAACTGACATCCAATCGCAACAGTTTCGAATAATTAGCGTTGCTGAAAACGAAGATGGCGTTTTTGGTGTCACAGCAATTAAATATAACGAGAGCATTTATGCTGCGGTTGAGCAGGATTTGAACTTAACTCAACGTGACATCACAAACATAACAGCCACGCCAGCTGCTGTTACCAACTTGTCGGCAACTGAGTTTTTGTATGAAGAGGGCGGAACTGTTAGGACAGGCGTTGATATTGGCTGGTCAAGCCCTGTTAGTCTTGTTGGTGATTTTGCTGTTCGTTATCGTCTTAATGACGATAATTTTCAAAAACTTGAGACTGAAACACAGTCAACGCAAATCAAGGGCTTGAAGGCTGGATCTTTAGAGGTGCAGATTACGCCGCGCAACTATTTAGGCAAGACAGGGCCTACAACTTCTCAAACATTCACGCTCGCAGGTAAAACAGCAATCCCAGGCAATGTGCAAAACCTTACGTTAGAGCCGCTTAACTACAACAGCGCACGACTCCGCTGGGACGAAACCGTCGATCTTGACGTAAAGGTCAGCGGCAAGGTGCATATTCGGCACAGCAACCTGACTGATGGCAGTGCTACATGGACTAACAGCACTGACTTGATTGCAGCCATTGCAGGCAGCGCGACTGAAGCGACTGTTCCTCTCCTAGAAGGAGAATATCTCGTCAAGTTTGAAGATGATGGACTCCGCAAAAGCGCGACAGAAGCCAGCGTTGTCGTTGATCAGCCGGTTTCGCAAACTTTCTTTGGAGTTAAAACGCAGCGTGAAGACCAAATCACGCCGACGCCATTTAGCGGGAGCAAAACCGACACCACCTACGACTCAACTTATGATGCCTTGATTCTTGACAGTGATGGCCTGACTGCGGGTACTGGTGAATACGCCTTCGCTGCCACGTTGGACTTAGAGGCCGTTTACAGCCTCGACCTGGAACGTCGGTTAGTCGCTCGCGGCATTTACCCGTCTGACACTTGGGATAGTCGGACGGCAAACATTGACACTTGGCTGGACATCGACGGCGGTGTTGTCGATCAAGTCAATGCCGAGCTGTATGTGCGAAAAACTAACGACGACCCGTCCGGCTCTCCGACTTACACCGCTTGGCAGCCTTTGGCAAACGGCATCTTAAAGGGGCGTGCATTTCAATTCAAAGCCGTCTTGACCTCGACCAACGCGGCTCAAAATATCCTTGTAGACGAGCTGGGTTACAAGGCACAGTTCTCGCAGCGCACAGAGCAGAGCACTTCAGCCATTGCAAGCGGCACATCTGCTAAAGCAGTGACGTTTGCTAATCCGTTTTTCACTGGCACCAGCAGCTTGGGCGGAGCGAACAGCGCACTGCCTACCATTGGCATCACGCCGCAAAACATGGCTACCGGGGATTTCTTTGAACTGAGCAGCATTTCCCGGACAGGTTTTACGGTGACGTTCAAGAACAGCAGCGGCGCAATTGTTGACCGCAACTTCAACTACATGGCGACAGGCTTTGGCAAGTCATAAGATGTCAGAAGCAGTGCGCTAGGGCCTTGTGGCGACTCACGACTATTCGCTAGCAGACCAAAGCGGAGCGAGCTTCCGTAGCGACCTTAACAATGCGCTGTCTGCGATTGCTTCAAACAACGGCAGCTCAACCGATCCAGCCACAACGTTTGCACACCAGTTCTATTACGACGAAGGCGATACGACGTTCAAGATTAGGAACGCCGCCAACAGTGCGTATATCAACATTAGTGCTGTCGGTGGAGCGGAGACAGCCAACTTTGGTCTTGCTCTAGCAGCCTCGCCGTCATTCACAGGAACTGCCACGTTTGCGGGCAACATCCTGATGTCAGGCACTGGAACGCTTGACCTGCCAGTCGGGACAACAGCTCAGCGTCCGGGCAGCCCCAACAATGGGATGATCCGGTACAACACAACGCTCTCTAGGTATGAGGGTTACAGCGGTTCAGCCTGGTCGCAGATTGGCGGTGGTGCGACTGGCGGAGGCTCTGATGCAATCTTCCATACCAACGATCAATCGGTCAGCACAGACTTCACGTTGACTGGAACGTTGAACGCAATGTCAGCGGGGCCAATAAGTATTGCCAGTGGGGTTACAGTAACGGTAAGTTCTGGCGCCACTTGGACGGTGGTCTGACATGAG